AAAACAAGCGGTGTCCGTTACCGATACCGCTTGTGATAAATTCAAATACGATATTTTAAAACGTCATGTAAGACGTATGCGTAAATTGAAAACGAATTTTAATCCTGAGGATTTTTCACTGTAACAGTGCTTGACATGACATTTGTTAAGTGTTATAATTCAAATAGAGAGTAGGAGCAGTAAAACGATTGTTTCTACTCATGTAGTTTGGTTTTAGTAGAAGAAATCTACATTCAACCGCCCTATGCCAGTAGGGCGGTTATTTCTTTATTACCCATACAATAAGCAAAATCAATACAAGTTGTATTGTGGTTTCACTCATAATATTTCCTTTCCGAAACAGAGCCGCCACCGCTCTCCATATATCAAGGCTTTTCAGCCTATTTTTATTCTACACTATACCTCATATAATGTCAAATTACGTTTATTTTACAGTCCTTTCTTTACAGGATAGTAGTTCATATCCTTAAACCAATTTTCCTCAAGTTCTGTCTTTGTGACACCTTCCGGCAAATCGCATTCGTCAAAGTATGCGTAATAGTTGTTGTCAAAATCACGCTGTACGGCTGTGTATGTAGCCTTTGCAGTTTGCTTTTCAGGCGCACCGCTTGACGCTTTTGTTTTACCTCCTACGTTTGACGCAAAGCTGTACGAACCCTTGTAATATCTCACATAACGGTATGAGCCGTCGGATTTCATAATTCTCCACGCAACACCGAAATAAACGGTTTTTGTATCGTTGCCGACCTCTACTACACCGTCTTTTTGTGTCAGTCCACGCCACATTGAATCAACTTCCGGCGGAATATCGGCATTTGTGATGTCGTGACCTAATTTTTCAATGTAGTTTGATGTTTCATACGCACCGTTATCGGCGTCAAAAACATCACTGCCGCCTGCGTCTGTCGGTGCAATTTCGACTGTACCTCTTAAATTGTACGGGTCACCATATGTTGCACCCTCTGATGTGTCTGTTAAAACTGCGAAAAATGTGTACTTGTCCACACCTATTGTAGGTAGTGGTTTTCTTTTTGCTGTATTTGCCATAAATCAATCATTCCTTTCTACTACTTTCGTAAATCTCATTGTCCTATGTTTTATACTCTTGTCGTCGGGATTGGGTACGTCCATTGTCATTTCGTGATAATATTCATTATCAGTCAACAATTTATATACCCTCTCCGACAATTCAAAACACGTTTGCGGATAATCGGCGTAAATATCAATCTGAACAGTCGTATCATTCGTAACGACCGTATTGTCATATGACATTGAGCCTTTGTCCGTTAGCGTGTAATATGCTATTGCGGGCAATTTATTAAAATTATCGGGATAAGCAAAACATACACTTACACCGTCTATCTGCTTTAAAATGTCCCGCAATTCCAAACCAATATCAAACACCGTATCATCCTCCCTACGCTAACACAAATACTTCGTATTTGCTTGCTATAACTCGTTTCACGAGTTATACACCTCCTTAAACTTAGCGATTATCTCGCTGATGTTATTTTTCAGTGCAGGTACGAGGAACGGCTGTGGTGCTTGACCCGACGTTGTGTAAAATCGACCGCCACTGTAATACGTCCAGTGTCTTTTTGACGTATGCGAAACAGATTTGTCGCCCTTTGAGCCTGTGCCGAATTCGACATAAATACCGTAATCGGCAGTCGGACCGATTGCAACACTGTCACCGTCCACTTGGCTTACGATACTGCCCTTTAAACGTCCTGTTGCAACAGGACAGTTTGCCACTGCGTGTGCTCTTACAACCTCACCGGCAAGGGCAAGACCTTTTTGTATCTTATCGCCCGACGCATACTGTGTCAGCTTATCAACAACGTTGTCTATCCCCTCGATTGAAAAATTCATTTTAACCGGCTCCTCTCAAGCATTGCTACCAAACCGCTGTCCCATTTCTGCACATATGTTATATCATATATGTCGCCGTCATATTCAACCCTGTTACCGACCTTTACGTCGTCTGACATATCGCAGAACATACGCATTTGACATTCTATATCTAAACCGTATTGCTCTCTTGCTCTGCCACCGCTGTACGGTTGTACATCGGCTTTAATTTCGGACAATACAGTCTTTTCGGTTTTACCTGTATAGTCGTCAATTTCATATTCTGCGATTATAACAGTTTTATCGTAAAAATCACTGAATACTGATGTCACTCGGAACACGCCCCTTTCGTTTACGGAACGGGTCAAGGCGTTTATAATAGTTGCTGAAAATCTTATCGTTGTCGGTTTCGGTATATGTCACGGAACGTTCGCCCTCACTTATGCTCTTGACTACTTCGGGACTTTTACTGTCCCCGTAACCTTTCGCCCTGTACATATCCGCCGCAATCTTCGGAACAAGGCTTTCAAGCTGACGAGGCAGTACATCAATATGACAATACGCCATAATCATATTAACCGTGTCCTCAATCAAAAAGGACAACAAGCTGTCTTGCTCGTCGTCCTTAATTCCCAACAACATTTTTAGTGTCCCCAACTGTTCCATATTATTCACCGCTTACAACGTCGGCACTGCCCGACTTTCTCGCCTTGCCGTCTGCGGTAACTTCCGCAACTGTAATCTTGTGACCGTTTGTCGCAGTGATTTCGTCACCGTTGTTAAACTCTGTCCACTTCGACAAATCGTCGTCATACGCAACACTTGGAGCGGTGCTTGCGGCAGTCTTGTAAACCAACTTGTGACCGCCGATAGGCTTTGGCGATACCGTAATAACAGTGTTGCCTGTTGTGCCGGCAACCGATTCAACTGTCAATTCGCCGAGTGTCGGAACACCGTTCTTAAATGCGGCAAATGCGTCGTCCTTAACAACAAGGAAACCTAAACGCATAGTAGCCTTGATTGCAACCATATCTTGCTCGGCAAGTGATAGCGGTTTACCGTCACTGTCAAGAGTGCCTTGTAGTGTTGCTTCTGTAAGAATTTCATAGTTGATACCTGCACGCATACCGACAACGGCATACTTGAAGTTACCTGTGATAATATCGGCACGTTTATTGTCCCACGCACCGTTACGTACAAATTCGATAGGCTGACCGTACAGCTCACCGCCTGTTGTACCGTTGACATATGCAGGTGCGCCGTTTGCGTCACGTAGCTTTCTTAGCATATTCTTAACACCGATACGACCGATAAATCCCGACGGGTCATAGCCGTTTTCTTCAATCATTGACATTGCGTCAGATATAGCAATATCAATATTTGTGTTGTCTGTAACAACCATATGCTTGCTGTCTATAGCGTTCATAATGTTTGTCTTGAACGGCGAATTTGTACCGAAAATGCACGCCGCGTCAATCGCTCTGTAGAATGCCTCTGCAATTTCCGGCTTTAGTTCTTCAAATACGCTGATAGTCGGATCTTCCAACTTTTCCTTTGTTACCGGAATAATAACGGCTAACTTCTTAGCCTCGATTTCAGGGTGAATCCAAGTAGCACCGCTTGTCTTAATTCTTTCACCCTCACCGACCCAGTAAGCACCCGGACCGTCTGTAAGTACGTTAAACTTTTTCTTCTCGTGTTTCATTTCCTCGACTTTCGCCATTCTTAAAACACTTGAACCCCTTGTCACCATTTTGATGATTTCTGTTGCTTGCTCGACAGGCACAAAACCTGTCAATTCATTTTTTAAATAACCCATTTATTTCACTCCTATCTTTGATTTTCTCTGATTATGTCCATAAAACTGCCTGTGTTGTGACCGCCACTGCCACCGTTTAAATCCGGTGTTTTGCCCTTTAAACGCTCGGTAACACCTGCTTGTACATCTTTGTCATAGTTTTCTTTTATCTTGTCAATAACCGCCTTTGTGCTATCCTTGTCCTCTGCTATGATGTACTTTGCAATCTCGGCAGACAATCCGACTTTGGCAAGTTCCGTTTCGGCATATGCAACGATTTTTTCATGTTCAAACTCTGCCTTTGCCTTTTCAAATTCTGCCCTTTCCTTGTCGTCGTCCTCTTTTTTTCTTTGCTCGTTTGTCAACTTGGCTTTTCTCATGCCCTCGTTTTCAGCGTCCTTTAGCTTTTGTTCAAGTTCCTTTTCCCACTCCGCTTTTACCTTAGCTATCGCTTCATCAATCGCCTTTTGATTGTCGTCGTTATTCGGTGCGGGAGGCTCCGGAGGTGTCGGAGGTGTTGGAGGTGTTGTTTTTGTTGGATTTGGTGTTGGCTCTGCCATTCAAATCATTCCTTTCTGAAATAATTGTATAAAAATAAGACGTATAACCCCAC